GTACACAGACCCATTGACAGGGCAGATACAAGAAATGGTGGTAGATGAGTCTGTACCATCCATGCCAAACATCAAAGTTATCAAGCATGAATGGGTGAACGAAGTGTTGGAAGGCTGGAGGATAGGAGACAACATCTTCACACGTATGCGGGCCCTGCCAGTGCAGCGTAACGAGATGAACAATTACTCTTCCTGTAAGCTGCCATACAACGGACGCCACTACAGTGACACACACAGCGACAACATAAGCGTGATGGAGATGGGTGTACCCTATGCCATCATGTACATGATAACCAACTTCACCCTTGAGAAAACCATAGCCAAGAACAAAGGCAAGATAGCGTTGATTGACCAGAATGCCATACCTAAAGGCAACGGCTGGAACGAAGAAAAGTTCTTCTACTACGCGGATGCCCTGGGCTACATGCTTGTCAACCGCAGCCAGCAAGGGGTAGATAAGAGTTTTAACCAGTACAGTACCCTTGACCTCAATCTATTCGACCAGATTGAAAAGCTCATCATGCTACGCGACAGCTTCAAAAAAGACTGGGATGATGTGTTGGGTATCAATGCACCACGTAAGGGCCAGACAGCCTCGGGCGGTGATGGGTTGGGTGTGCAGCAGAACTTGTTGTTTCAATCCAGTGTTATCACTGATATGATATTCACGTTATTTGAGGAATTCACAGAACGTGAGCTGCAGGGTATACTGGATTTCTCCCGTTTTGTGAACGCCGATGGCATCCGGGCTATCTATAACCAAGACGATTTTGACAAGGAACTCTTAGACATAGACCCGAACAGCTACTGCAATGCAGAGCTTGGCTTGTTTGTAAACGGCTCGGCTTCAGAGTTACAGACGCTACAGGAATACAAGCAAGGTACACAGACTATGCTGCAAAGGCCGGACATCAAACTATCCACTGTACTGGAAGTGCAGCATAGCAATAACGTGGCAGAGCTTAAGGCCAAACTAAAGGAGATAGAAAGCATTGAAGCCCAACAAGCTCAGGCAAACGAAGAAGCCCAGCAGGAACATGAAAAGGCAGTGGAAGCTATGAAGGAACAATTCCTCAAGATAGCCTCTGACCTGAAAATCAGTGAAATCAACGCTGAGTGGGATAGGAAAGACCAGAACCAGATGATACTCGGGGAATACACACTTGAAGCTGCCGGTATCACAGGTGGGGACGCTAACAACAACGGCATACCTGATGCATCAGAAATCTCCAAGCGTGTAGTGGCTGCCAGCAAAATAGCATCAGAAGAACGCAAAGCTTACGCTGAAATCAGTAGCCGTGAGCATGTAGCCAAATTACAACACAGCCAGGCACAGCAGAAACTTGCCCTTGAACGTGAGAAGATGAAGAGCAAGGAGAGGATTGAGAACAAGAAGGTACAAGTGGCCCGGTACAAGAAAGCATCTAAGTAACCAATATCTAATACAGTATGAACAACTTTATCCGTAAATTCTATGAAGCCGCCGCAGGAGGTGGCTCAGGCACTGGGGGTGCATTCACCCTTGCCGATTTAAACGCAGGAGATGGTGCGCCCTCTCCGGCAGACCTTGATGCAGCCCGTCAAAAGGCTGATACAACACCAGCACCTATAGAAGGCGTAAACCCTGATGGCACCTTACAAGAGGGCTACACAAAAGATGCCGATGGTAAGGTGGTAAAGACTGCTGCACCAGCTCCTTCTAAAGAAGGAGAAGAGCCTGGAGAAGAAAGCACAGAAGACGGAGGCATAGACCCTACAGAGTTCTGGGCTGACGTAGACAAGCGCCATGGCTGGGAACTGAAGGTGGAGTATCCTGAGGGCATAGACCCACTCAGCCCTGAGGGTGTGTACCACAGGGAGAAGGCTGTAGCAGCCAAAGCAGCGGAAGACTTTGAGGGTTACCTTAAGAAAGCTGACCCACGGGGGTACGCATACATGCTCCACAGACAAGCAGGAGGGAATGACGAAGATTTCTTTGCCAATAAAACTTTTAGCTTGCCTGAGTATGACGCATTCAAGGCTGACGTTGATATACAGAAGGCTGTTTACCGGGAATCACTACTGGCCAAGGGGCTCGATACAGAAACGGTGCAGATGATTATCGACAAAGACTTGAAGGACAACAAGCTTTTTGACAAGGCTAACAACGCCTACAAAGATGTAAAGAAAACACAGGAACAGCAACTGCAGCAAATTGAGGTCAAGCGCCAACAGGCTGAACAGCAGTACCAGCGTTCTGTAAGCAAACTTACAGCCGACCTGAACGACACAATTGTTGAAGGAAAAGGCATCAATCTTGTCATTCCTGACACAGACAAGCAGCCGTTTCTGGATTTCGTGAAAGGCCGCATACAGATTGAAGATGGCAAGTTTGTTATAGTACAGCCTGTAAGCGATGCAGAGTTTGCTCGCCAACTGGAGAGTATGTACTTCCTGTTCAAGAAAGGCAACTTGAAAGACTTGATAGCCCGTGAAGCCAAGACACAGAATGTGAAAAGGCTTGGGCAGACAATGCAGAAGGCCAGAGGCACAACAGCCAAGAGTGGTGAAGATACCAGCAGGAAAGGCTTCCTTGCCCTCGGAGACCTGTAACATATACAGCTTAACAACATAATCCAATATCCGTACACTAAAAACCACTAATACCTATGGCTAACCCAATGCCGGCCCTTAAATACCAGGTGACCGAAGCCATTTTCGACAGCAAATCAATGCTGGACGAAACCAACTTCTACCACCAGCGTCAGGGCCACCCCTCAGAATTGACCAAGAAGCTCACCTACATCATGGGTGACTACACAAAGAACTATCCCATTTCTCTGATGACCTTAGGTGGCATCGGCTATGAAGGCAACGCAATGAAACGCAGTGCCGTAGAATTGGACGACGTTCAGTTCACCTATCCTGTAATGGGCCGCATTACAAAAGCTTCCATCGTGAGCTCTACACCGTATAGCTCAGGTGACAAGCCCGGTATCGGCAACACGCCTTTCAAAATCCGTTTCCAGGATAACTGGATTAAGCGTTTCTACATCATCCAGTCTGCTCGTGGCATCCAAGCTTACGTACACAGCGATGGTGAGATTAACGGCTCGGGTGAGTACGAATACCAAGTTACCTTGAACGCAGCCCTTCCCACAGACTACTGTCCTTTGACAGAGTTGCAAGGTGGTAGCGCATGGGCTGACATCACTACAGCTGTAGCTGAAAGTGAGTCTCGTACCACTGAAGGTAAAATGGCAATGCCCGGTTTGTACAAAAACCAAATGAGCTTCCTACGCCACGGCTTTAGCTGGGCTGGTAATGCTGCTAACAAGGTTATGAAAATCCAGGTGAAAACCGACAAAGGTGAAACCGATGTGTGGATGGACTGGGCCATGTGGCAGTATGAACTTGAATGGTTGAGCATGTGCGAACACAGCTACTGGTACAGCCGCTACAACAGGGCTACCAACGGTGAGATTGCCTTGAGAGACATCCTGACAGGCAAAGCCATCCCAACCGGTTCAGGCTTGCTTGAACAGATTGGTAACAAGAGCACTTACAGCGCTTTGACCTATGACTACTTGAGCAATCAGATTGGTGACGCATTGTTCGGCCTGTCTGACACAGCCGGTGCAAGCATCACATTGCATACAGGCCGCGGCGGTATGAGGGCTTTTGACAGGGCTATCAAGAAAGCAGGCGGCACATTCTTCCAAAGCTTTGGCAGCGTGAGCGATGTGGGCAGCAAGTTTGTATCAGGTACAGGCTACAACCTGGCACTGGGCGGTTACTTTGATGCCTTCTACCACATTGATGGCTACTACATCAAACTGAAACACAATCCGATATTCGACATGGGTAAAGTAGCATTGGCCCAACAAGCCGGTGGTTACGTACACCCAGAAACAGGCTGGCCATTAGAAAGCTACCGCATGGTATTCATTGATGACAATGACTACGATGGGCAGCCTAACATCCAGCACGTTGCACAGAAAGGCCGCGCCTTCCAGCACGGTGTTATCGCCGGTCTTACCAACATGCCTAAGAGCTTACAGGTGATGACCAACAGCTTTAACATTGACAGTGAAACAAGGGCAACATTGCTTAGCACCGACCAAGACAAGAGTGCCTACACTCGTATGTCTTCTAAAGGCATACAAATCCTGAGGGCTAATCGTTGCTTTGACTTCCAATGTACAGCCGGTAACTAACCCTAACCATATCAAAGAAACTACTGTATAGAGGTTTCTTAAACGGAGGCCCTTTTCTAGGGGCTTCCTGTTTTTTAACCAGTCTATACACCTTATAACAGTACAACAAACCAGAAACACTCACACAGTATGGCAACAATTAAGAAACATCCTAACAGCAGGATTATTACACTTTACAGGAAAGACAGTTTCCTGATGAACGCACAAAAGGGCAGTGCCCCAGAGTTCTTGGAAATGGCAAAACAGAGCTTAGGCTCGTATTGGGACAACAGTTTCTCGTCTGTAGTAGGCTCCGGCCTGAACTTCACAGAGCAGAAGCTCCTGATGCCAACACTTGTAGACTGCGAGCCTTCAGACAGAAACTTTAGGACAAAATGCTCGGAGTATTTTGCATCCATAGCCACTAAAGTACCATACGGCAAAGGCCGTGATTTGGAAATAGGCTTGGAAACCAGCAACAATGAGGACTTGTCAGAGACAAACATGCCCCTTAATCTACCAGACTACGTGGCCTACAGACATGCGTTAAACCACCCGCTGGTAGCTACAAGCAAAGCTGAAGGTGAGGGAAATATGATTAAGCAGTTTTACCTGTTTGACCCTGCAGCCGTAGAAGAAGCTGACTTGAAAATCAACAAAGCCCGCAATGAAGCGCTTGAACAGTTCTTGGCCATCATCAAGACGCCGCAGAAAGTGGATATGCTGCTGACTATGTTAGACGTAGACCCACGCCTGTACACCGGTAAGAATGCAGTAGCATTGAAAGAAGCCAAGCTTAAGGAACTGGCTGAAGCCAAACCTGACAAGTTTGTGGAGATATTCAAGGGCAAGCACTTTGAAGAGCTGTACTTAATCCGGTCTATGATTAACACCGGCGTACTGAGTAAAGTAGGTGAGCGTATCATAGACTTGGAAACAGGGGATACACTCGGCCACAAACTTGAAGAAGCCGTAGCCTGGGTGAAAGACAAGAGCAACAGCGAACGTTTGTTGCTGCTGAAAGCCCGTATGCAGGAAGGCTTAAGCAAAACCCTGCCGCAGGTAAACTTGAAGAAACGATAACCATTAAACCAATTGTATGAACATACTTGAGATGCAGCTGGAGTTCCGGCAGGCAACACAGAACATATCGGCCTCTACACGGCGTAAGGCGTTGCCACAGGAAATCGACTGGCTGCTGAACAAGAACCAGCAGAGGTTCATACAATCGAAGATACGCACGAAGAAGGACGGTAGCGGAGGCTTTCAGCTTGACCAGTTAAACGCAGACGCTATCCGCCCACTTCTTACTACAGCCGATTTACAGGCAGTATACAACCCTGACGAAAACACATACGAATGTGAGTTGCCGGGAGACTACAGCTACTTAGTAAGTGACGACAGCCGTGTGACCAACCTGTGCGGTACATCCTACAGCCCTGCCACAGTAACGGAGA